AGTACGAGCAAGAGTTGTCTTACCCACACCACTTGAACCACAAACAACAATTTTATGTCCACGTTTTTCTTTTAATCGCTCTTCGGCTGAAATAATTTTTAAAGCCATTTAACCCTCCGTAATATCAATAGATGTACTCATTAGCTGAACAGTTCTATGCTTTTGCAACTTATCTTTGATTGCAGGCGGAGCACTATTGTACTTTCGCTCATCAACACCATAAGTAATCTTAGCATAGTGCTTGGCATCATCTTCTGATAGATCGTTCATAAATGTTTGAATTAGTCCATCTTGATCCCAAGTAACTTTTTGCCTTAGAGAAACTTTTACTTTGAAACCACCCTCGTTGAGGGTTGTTGATCCATAGTCTTTGTTCTCGTTGTTTAACTTTTCTCTGGCATAATTACCAAATCTAAGCTCAAGCTGTTTATTCATATCAGCTTGTTTGTTTTTGATATGCTCTAATTGCTGCTTCAAATCCTCTCGGTATCTAAAGACATCAGCAATGGGCATAGTTTGAAAATCTAAGTCCATAATAACTCCTTCTTTTTAAATTAAGCACTAGATACCTACAAAATAGGCATACATAACCTGAATGTCAACAATATTTATTATTTTTTTTTATCTTGACATTTTTTTAACTATAATTACATACTTTAAATAGTTTTACTTATTTTTACATACGGAGGATAAATTGAGTAAATTTTTTAGAAAACCAAAAATACGAAAGCACTTGGTTGAAAAGCCAATAGAAACCTGGTCATCCATTTCCAGGAGAATTCTTGAAGAAGCGGAAAATGGTGTGATTACCATATCTGAAGCTCATCAAAAATTGCATAATAATTTTGAGGATAAATTTGCAGATCCAGATGGCAATTATATGGAGCCCATATATGAGCTTGAAGAATTAGAGGAAAAAAATAAATTTAAATCTTTAAATGTTCATGGGAATGTTTATGCCGATTTTGTGCAAATTGCAAAAGAGGATAACAGGTCAATTGCCTCCACTGTTGCTTTAATGACTAAAGATTATCGTTATGCGAGGAGAGAAAAGCGTAAGGTAAACAAGCAATTAGAAGAATTGCGTAATTTAGAAATGAAAAAAGTATTTGGAGAAGATAAATGAGAGATGATAGTCAATCAGGACCTAAAGAACTAAGTCACGTTGTAACTTGTTACAATTGTCAAAGAGAAGCTAGGCCTCAAACTAAAACCTTTTATGGCACTAAACCTAATGAGAGATATACTGGAAATTTGCCAGTTAAAAAAGAGGTGCCAAGAAAAGGGGCAGACGATAAAATATATTACGAGACGGAGTGTTTTACTCATAAGTTCGTTATGAAATTTGGTAACTTTTGTTCTGTTAAGTGTGGTCTAATTTGGGCTAATAATGAAATTGAAAAAAGAAGAAACTATAGAAATGGTCCTGGCAGTTCTTTAAATAAAGAAAATATGTCAAGACTAGAGATTATGAAACGTGAGTTAGAAAAAAAATTTAATAAAGGAAATGATAAAAATAAGCGTTAATTAACTTTTGTTTTTATAGGAGAGATGAATGTCTATACCATGTATAGCTTTCATCATCTTCTTTTTTAATTTAAATTCTGGTGTAAGTATGCCTTTTGCATCTTCAACAATCAGTTTTGAAAGTCCATTTTCTTCTTCAAGTAAATATCTAAAGTCTGCTATGTAATCACAAATCTTTACATCATTTATACTAAGTTCATATTTAATTTGTCGCTCTAATTGTGTAACAATACCCGCTCTTTCCATTGCTTTTAATTGACCCCAACGCTCTGCTTCCCATCTACTATCAAACTTTAATCCCATAGCCACAGTTTTTTTTGCAAAATATTTGTTGGGTCTTCTAGTTTTTTTGGGTATAATTGGGTATTTATAGGTCATGGAGGTAGTATAATGACAGATACATCAAAGTTCAAGTCAATAGGTATAGACATAGATACTTATAACAAACTGAAAATAATTTGTGATCAAGAAAGAAGAAACATACGCTTACAGGTAGGTTTGTTGGTAGACAAAGAATGTGAAAGACTTGGTATTAATAATAATAAAGTATTAGGTTTAGGTGGACTCAATCGCTCTCATTCTTGAAATGAGGCGATTCGCTCTATTTGTTACTTGTTTGTGCCACCTGGAATCTTCCATTTGAACTGCACACTCATTCCAATCTTTGTTCGCTATTGCAGCACGAAACTTTTTGAAACCACTTAATCTGGGCCTGCCCATATTAAACATCATGTTCGCACATATTTTTTGTACTTCATCTGGTAAATCATCAAAGTTTTCAAACAATTCTTTGCACTCTGATATTGTTACTTCTATATCCTTATCAAACAACTCATTAACACGCTCTTCTGATACTGGTGTACCAACTGGCTTATCATATTCTTCATCCCATTCGTTGACTAAATGCCCTATCCCTACAGTTTTCAGCGACAAATGATCTAAATACACAGAAGTCACCCTGCCCTCGTCTCTCGCAATTTCTTCTCTTAACTCATCTATGTTCATCTGATAAATATTTCTCCAAATTGTTCTATGTTTGCTGATAAGGGTGATTGAGGTCTTCGTCTTGCAGCAATCGCTTGATTAGTAGGATTTAAACCCAAAGCAGCACCAACTCCAGGAGCAGTAACATCAATATTTCCTATCGCACTGACGTTAGAGGCAGGTGAAACATTGAAAGAACCTATGCCTGTATTAATTGGTCTTGGTTTTAAACTTGGATCTTCTGGACCTACTGCTTGAGCTAATGCTTGTCTACCAACTCTTGCTATGTTATCTAAAGTAGTTAAAGCACCCTCAACTTTATTAGCTGCATTTTCTACTGTTGATGCAACTCTGTCATTTACTGCTTCGCCATTTGCGTCATTTCTACGCAAGTTCTTTTGCATATTTACATATCTTCTAGCAACCTCTGGATCACTTCCGATTTTGTTAAATATTTTAAATTTAATTATATCTCTATATTTATTTATAGGATTTGAAGTATAAGCTGCTGCAGCTACATTACCCTCACGGCCTATATCATTCAAAAAATCTAAGTCTTTTGCAAATTCTCTTAATGCTGTAACAGAGTCATCTCCTAAAATTGTTCGCAATACGTTATCATCAAAACTATCTAAATGTTTCAATAATTGTGATGCTGCTGCTTTACTACTAAACACATCTCCATCTACACGAGATAAAATATCTTCAACAACGAAAGTTCTAATATCTTCTAGAGCTTTAGGATCTTTCTCAAAAAACTTCATAAATTTTTTAGCTTCATTTAATGATATTCTTTTTGGTGTAGCTAAAATTTGAACTGCGTCTATTGGATCTAATGTGCCTTCGTTAAATTTTTTAATTATTGTAACTTCTTGTGCTTTAGCAAACGCTTCTTTTGCTTCAGCTACTTCTTGCAGGGCTTGTACTAAAGGTTTATTTTGATCAGTAGATCTTTTAACAATTTGTTCTATTACTTCATTATCTAATTTGTCAGTGCCAGATCGAGCTATTATTTCGCCTAATTTTTTTACCTCATCCCACTGATCACCAAAAAGCTGTTTGCCAGTATCACCTAGTTTTTGAATATGATTGTTAAAAGCAGAACCACTAAATTTACCGCTTGTTAACTCACCAAATTCATTTAAACCAGTTTTTTGCAATCCTTTTTCTAAATAAGTCCTACTTAACTCACCTCTTAACAACTCTGCTTCTTGATCTCCCAATGCCTTAAATAGTTGTTTTAATCTTTCAGGACTATCTTGTTTTATTACTCTCTCAAAAAATTTGTCTATTTCAAATTTTCTTTTTTCTGTGTTTTTACCAAAATTTCTTAATGATCGTATAACTCCAAAAGTATCTAAATCTTCAAACATTTGACGTTGAGCTTTATAACGTGTCATTACAGTTTTTCTAAGTTCAGATGCCTCTTGTAAGGCATCTCTCTGTGCTTTACTTAAATTTTTTAAGGCAGTTAAGTCAGATAAGTTGGTTCCTTCAACTAAATCGTCTAAATCTCCTATAAGTTTATTTATTTCAGGACCTAATTCTCTTTGAAACAAAGCACTTTCTTTGTAAAGAGCATCGTTAAATTGTTTTCTTAATAAGACAACTTGTCTAAAACTAGCGTTTTCGCCTAACTCTCTAAAAGCTTGAAATGCTTGTTGCATCGGTGGTCTCGCAGTTTGTAAACCACCAGCCTGCTCTATTAAAGTTTCGAATTGTTGTTTTAAAGGACCTGTTGGAATAACTTGTGCTACTTGTGCATTACCTCTACCTTTTATGTTTACACTTTGTAATATTTTATCAATTTCAGCAAAATCTTTAGCTATATCTTTTTCAAAACTTTGAAAAGCATTATCTATGGATTTTAATATTTGCTCATTAATAGTCGCATCATTTTTTGTAGCTTTTTGTATATAGTTAATACTATCGCTAACTGCTTTCATCGCAGAATCTGATGCTGCTTGTTGAGTTTTTTTGAGTTGATTAAATTGATTTTTTGATAAATTTTCAAATCCTTCTGTTGCTGCGGCTGCTGAACCTCTAGTGTGGTCTCTTCTTAATTCAGCCGCTTTTTTTAAAGCCGCTTCAATATTTCTTTCAATTCTTGTTGAATCTCTCATTACATTTTCAGCAAATTTTTGTTGATAAGCAACCATACCAGGAGCACCTAACCTTTCGGCACTTGGTAAAAATCCCTCATCAAGCAATCTATCTGCACGGGCTAAATTGTCATCTTTTACTGTTTGTAGTTTGCCTGCTCGATCAGCTATTTTTCTTGTTCCACCAATTACAGCACGCCCTGCTCTAAACACAATACCACCAGCTAATTCAAATCCACCAGCTAATGCAGCCTCTGTTAATACATCGTCTAGAACTTCTGATGCTGTTTGTTTTTGCACACCTAATAAGCTTTCAACACCCTCTTCTAAACTTTGTCCTATAGCAGCACCAGCCGCCGCACCAGCAGCACTTGTAAATAGTCCAGGCAATCCAATGATTGCACCACTAATAGCACCAACTGTTTCAGGTACAAATCCAGTTAAATCAGCTATATCTCCAAAAGAAAAACCCTCATCTTCAATAACTAAATTTTTATTATCTTTTGGTTCAATACCTCTGAGCTTTTGTCCAGCGGGTGTCAAAGCTAATCTTCCAGCACTATCTTTTGTATAACCGCCCATGCCTACAAGATTTATTAAAATTGCTTCTTGATCTTTAGCAGTCTCACCAAACGACAACAATGATCTCAGGCCAGAATCAGCACCAGTTTCATAATCAAAATTTTCGTCTTTTTTTGTACCCTGATTTATTAAATCTTTAAAATCAGTTTGTTTAGTTAATGTGTTATATTGAACTAATTTTAATAAATTATCGACATCTTGATCGTTATTTTCTAAAGCTTGAAACGCAGCGAGACGTTCTTCTGGTTTATCAAATACGTTAGTTTTTAAAGCGTCAAAAAGAGTCAATCTTTCTTCTGGAGTCATATTGCATACCTACGCAGTTGTTCCAAGAAATTTAGATTCATATTCTTGTAATTTTTTTTGTTGTTCTTCATTTAAGCCGCCACCAAAATTTAATTTTATTTTTTTATTTTGTAAACTGTTAAAAGTGTCAACACCTTGTTTTAGTTGCTGTTCTCTATTATTGATAATATCTTTAAAAACTCTTTCAACAGCGGCTTTTAAATCTTCAGGATTTTGAATAAATTTTAATTCACCAACTATCTGTGCAACTCTTTGTCTATCAGCATCTGATATAGTTTTACCTGTTTCACCAAGTATCTGTGGTGCATACTTTGCTTGTATTCTATTAAGCAACAATGTAATTTTTCCAGTGCTAGTTTGTTCATCTTTAAAGTTAACACCAAAAGCAGCACCTAAATTAGTTAAATAATCTCCAGTTTGTTTAAAAACACTAACACCCTCATTATTTATTGTATTTATTAATTCTGCAAACTCTGATTTACCATTATCAATATCTTTTCTCATTTTTCTAAAGCCTCTTTCAACAGCACCAGAATCTCCAAGAAAAGCAGGTTTGTTCGCTGCACCAGGACCTGTATAATTTCTATCAGGAAACTGTACAGGAACTTTAAATATTCCTTCAGCACCTTCAAATAAAGGTAGCTCACCTTTAGAAGACATGTATTTTTTGCCAAGTTCTGGTGTTTTTAATGCAGCAGTCAATACAGCTTGATATCGTGATTCAGGTATGATTTCAAAATTGTCGCTAAATTGTTTATTTTCTATTAGTGCATTTAATTCAAATGAGTTAAGCGGAACAGTTTCAACTTTATCGATATTTTCTGCAAGACCTTTAAGACCGCCTTTGCCTTTTGCCACAATAGTATAATTTTTTCTGTCTCTTGCAGCAGCCTCATCTTCTCTTTTCCTACTAAAAGCAAACTGTCCAGCTTTTGCACGGATTGATTTTGCTTCACTTACTGCTTTACTAAACTCAGGTAAAGCTGCTTCACCAGCCTCACCAACAGAACCAAGTATGTTACTAATGTTAAATCCTTTACCCGCTCTATTTTGCATTAAGGCTAAACCAAAAGACATCAAAGCTTGTTTTGTATCAGGCTCACCTGATATATCTAATCCTGTAACTTTTCCAAATTCTTTTATATAATCATCATAATCTTGCACATCTACACCAGGTCTAACATTATCTAATATGCTTGATAATGAATTTACAACGGCCTTTTTTGCTGGAGTATCTGCACCTTTTACCTCGTCAGGTTTTTGTTTAGGTGCTATTTTACCAGATAATATATCAGAATCTCCTTCTGAGATTTCTGGTTTTGCTTGATTAATGATGTCTGTTAAAGCTTTTTGACCTTCTGGTGTAAAAATATCCATACCAGGAACGTCTTCCATTTTTAACGCACCTGTTTGTCCTGGTGCTGTTCCAGGCAAAAGGGGAGTGCTGACTGATGGTAGATCTAATTCTAAACCACCTGTTTCTGTAGCAAATTGTGTGCCTCTTTTAAGTCTCTCGTCATCACTTTCTTGACCTGCAAATTGACTTATTCCTCTAAAAAATCCTGGAATGTTTGAAACAATATCAGCACCAACTTTTAAAGGTCTTGCCATATCTCTTTTTAAAGCATCAAATTTAGTCCCTCTTGTGGCAAACTCACCAAATCTTGGGTCTCCTTTAACACCAAAAAATTCATCATCTGTAAAAGCTCTAACATTTTCACCAATTAACTGACCCAAACCTTTACGCCTATCAGGACCAATCAATCTCTCTAACAAAGAAGGGTCAATGCTCATTATTCCTTGATTTTTTGGTGCCATGTTATGCGTTCCTACCTCTTTGTCCAGCACTAAAAGGTGCTATTTGTGATAATGTAGTATAAGCACCTATTCCTTGTAAAAATGGGTTAGCGGCGGGTTGTGTAGCTTGTGTAAATGTTGAAGGAATGCTTGAACTTGGCATACCTTGTAATAAATTTTGACCTATTTGCAATCTAGTAAAAGGTTCTTGTGCTTGTTGCATTAGATTAGCTCTTTTTGCATCTAGTTCTGCTTGTTGTTGTCTTTGTCTTAACGCACCTAATTGTGTCAATTGAGATATGTCTGCTTGTCCAAGTGCTTGCTGTAATCGACCTATATCGCTTGTTGTTCCTGCTAAAGTTCCAAATGCCTGACCAAGGCCACCTGATAATCTTCCTGCTTCTTGTGAAGCCTTAAGTGCCTGACCAAATCCACTTGACAGAAGTTTTGATAAAGTATCTGCTTTAACTTGTTGCAGGCCTCTTTCTGTCTCAGCTCTTTGAACACCTTGTCTTGAGCCACCAAAAGCACCAGCTCTAATTGCTTGAGCGTCTTCACCAGCCCTACGCATGGCCGCTTGACGATCAAGTTCACCCATAGCAACGTCAATAACTTGTTGTTGAAAAGGATTCTGAAATTTTTGTATTGAATCTGGTTGTAAAAAACCAAGACCACTTGTTAAGGCCTGTTGTGCTGCTAATGTTTGATCTGTTGCCCCTTGTAAGAAAGGTTTAGCAGTGCCGACCAATTGTTCGCCAAGTTGTGCAGCTTTTGTAGTTAGAGGATCAGCACCAGCTACTTGAAATCCAGGTAAATTTAAAGCTTTATCTAATAAACCAGGAGTTTTTTGTTTTTCTCCATCAAAAGTTCCAAAACCAGTTTGCAACAATCTTTTTTGCAAACCTTCTAAAAAAGGAGGTAATCTTTGTATATTTTGATAAGTGACTGTTTGACTCATTACGCCCTCGCCTCTAGTTTATCCATCATTTCATAGGCTCTTTGTATGCCCTTTCTTTGGTTGCCATCACCAAGACCTTTAACCGCATCTTTAGTTAATACAAACTCACCAGCCATCAACATAGCAGGAACATCGTCTTTTGTACCAGAACCCTCTGATGGATCTATGCCACCATTTCGTCTTGGAAAACTCATAGGGCCACCATCGGCTGCGAATTTAATACCACCTAATTGACCTCCAGGACCACCAAATCCAAATGGTCTTTGCTCAAACTCACGAGCCTCTTCTTCGTCATCATCTCCAGCAAGCAATTGTGCAATAAGACCAGCAGTTAAACCCTCGCCAACTCTAGTGTTTAACAATCTAGCTAACAAATTATCATCACTTACACCAGCCGCTTGTAAAAGTTCTCCACTAAATGTCCTTGGTGCAACACCTTGAATTTGTTTACTTATATTTTCAATTGGGGGTTTGTTTACATTAGGTACTGCTGTGTCAACAACTTGATCACTTCTTGTCATTGCAAATGGTAATTTGTTATCACTCGGAGTTGCTTGAAATTTTGCAGCTTCTGCACCAATATTTTCTGCACCAGTAAACTTGTCTATTGCCATACCACCTAAACCTGCTAAAAGAGCATTTCTTACAGCATCTTTATTTCTACCGCCCATTAATTTTGATGTCGCAGCACCAGTTAATGCTCTAGTTAAAAACGGATTTAATGCTGTTTGTGTGCCAAATAATTTTCCTAATCCAAGACCTATTTGAGGTCCTGCAAAAGCACTTATTGCAATTGGTGCTAATTTTTTTAATAACTTACCTAAACTCATATTGTTACCTTATCTTATTTTAACAAATTCGTCTATATACCTTTTAAATTCTTGACAATGCACTTGTCGTTACTCTTGTTTTAGATAATTCTTGTATACTAGCTATAACATGAAGTCTGTTAGCAGTTGCGGCCTGTACTTTCAATACTTCTCCACTCTGTAATATCAGATCTTTTGTAAGTAATTCAACAGTTGTGTTAGCTCCTACGGCTTTAACTTTGAATAAACTAAATGTACTACTGCCACTTACAAGTGTAACTGTTATCGTATCTGCATTGCCACTATCTTCAGATACTAATATAGAGTTTACAACGGCTGCATTAAAATCGGCATCACTAGGAACTGTAAATAAAACTGTGTCATCCGTTGTGGTTAAATCAACTTTTGCGTTTGTAATACCTTGAATATATTGAGGAATACTGGTTATAAGCATTAGCGTCTACCATCCTCTCTCACATCAACTCTAGGTGTGCCTAATTTATATTTTGTTCCTAGTGATGTGGAATCTATTCTTAAAGCAAAAGACCTTCCTCGTAAACGATAATCTAATTTTTGTGTAAATTGTTCAACTGGCGTTGTTGCAGATCTTTGTGTTGTGTTCTGTGTAGTTTGATTAAAATCAGCACCAGGATTATTTCTTGATTTCATAGTAAATGATACATCAGGATTAACACTTGTAGATCCATTAAATGTTATATCAGGTATCACTTGCTTTAAAGATACAAACTTATCTCCATCTCCTATATCGATAGCTGATGATTCAATAAACGATGTCATAGCAGATCCGTCATCATCAAAGCCAACTTCATGATTATAAAGATATTGATTACCTGTTGCTTGTGGTAAATTTCTAATGCCTCTATCTAGCCACGCTTGTCTTTCAAGTGTGCCATAATACCAAAGTTTTTCTAAATAATTGTATGCAACATACTTATCTATTTCAGTTCCAGCAGATGATGGATAAAACCACAATATTTCACTAAATTCAGAGTTAAGACCAACATGAACTTTATCACGCTCTGCAAAATTAAAATCTAAAAATACTTTATCTTTAACAGTGCATGGTAATTGTATTGTTTGTCCACCACCATAGGCATAAAAAGTATCAACGCCCATCCAATATACTGCATCTTCAACAGCTATTGCAGAAAATGGACTCATAATTGTTATATTTTTCGATAATTCTTGCAAGCCAAACGTAAATGGTGGACCTATAAACTTCATGGCGTGTAGTGTTTTATTAGTGAAGACGAGTATCTGTTGTTTTGTTTCAACAGCTTGTACGAAGGTAGATCCACCACCTAACCTTAAATCACCTGCTGTGTTTGTAGCAGTTGGAAACCAATCAATAGGATTTTCTTGTGATGAAAAACGTATTAACAAAGGATCTTGCACGCCATCACCTCTTTTAGTCGCCTCTTGGTCAGCATTTGACGCAGTGGGTGCTTGACCTAATCCATCACAACCAAACACAATTACATGTCGATCTTGGTCTGATACAAGGACTTGTTTAGCAACTCTAGGAACACTAGTTTCTCCAGAATATGTATCTGTAGCACTAAGCTCTTTTGCTCTACCATTTTCTCCAAGACCTAAAGTTTTGTCCCAATAAAATATACCACTATCTCTTGGATTTAATATAAGATCCTCACCAAAATTGTCATGTGACCATAATCTGATCTGTGCTCCAGGAACTGTAACACTTGCTGCGTCACCCCATCCAACAAAATCATTAGCAGAATCTGCATTACCAACTGCTAATCTAACGAGTGTATTATCTGCGTGTGTTGCAGCAGTTGTTCCACTATGTCCACGAGTGACAGTCATTGTGTTATCATCAGTTGTCGCTGATACAAGCATAAGCTCTTCTTCTACAAGAATAACATCATTAGCTGTGTTCATTCCAGTTTCATCATCAACATCTACACCAGTTTCACTAGCATCTAATGCCTCATTTAATTGTGTTGCTAAAGCACCAGATGTTGTACCACTCCACTGACCAGCACCCCAACCAGTTCCACCGACTGTTACGTCTA